CGGTGGCGGTGTTCAGCCTGGTTTAGGCATGGGTGCAGTCCCAGCCTTTGACGAGACCGAGCGACCGGGTGAGGAAGAGCAAGAGCCTGAGGTTGAGGAGATTCCTGAGGAGCAGGTTGAGCCTGTAGCTGAGCCGGAGGTGACAGAAGATGGCGACGACTAAAACAGATAGAATTAGCGCAATTCGTGATAGGAGCATGGACACGAATCGGGCTGAGCCTGGCGAATTATCTGTGGGCGATTTTGTCCAATGGGATTCATCCGGCGGCCAAGCAAAAGGCAAGATTGACCGCATTGAGCGTGATGGCTCGATCAATGTGCCGGATTCAGATTTCACGATCAACGGTGACGAAGACAATCCCGCTGCTCTGATCACTGTTTACCGCGAAGGTGACGACGGTTGGGAGGCAACAGATGTGCAGGTCGGCCATCGCTTCTCAGCATTGAGCAAGATCCCAGCACTGCGTTGGCTTGAGGGCAAGAACTACAAACGCAGCGAAACAACAACCTTTGACGAGGTTGAAGACCGCACTTATCAGTTCCCGTTCTCCTCTGAGTTTCCGGTTGAGCGTTATTTCGGCAGCGAAATTCTGAGCCATGACAAAGGCGCAGCAGATCTTGACCGGCTGAATGACAGCGCACCGCTGTTGTTCAACCACGATCCTGATCGTGTGATCGGGGTTGTTGAGCGTGCTTACATCGACGAAAAGAAACGTCGGGGTTACACGCAAGTGCGGTTCAGCCGCAATGATTTCGCTCAGCAAGTGTTGAGCGATGTCCGGGACGGCATTCTTAGAAATGTCTCCTTTGGCTACTCCATTGACAAAATGGAGGAGCGAGAAGGTGGCGATTTTGTCGCCACATCTTGGAGGCCGTATGAGGTCTCGGTTGTTTCGATCCCCGCTGATCCGGGGGTCGGGATTGGCCGTTCCTTAGTGGACTCCGAACCTGCAAAAGCTGCCTCGGCAGCACCTATCCCATCTGTTCCTGCAATGGAAAACACTGCACCTGATCTGCAGCAGGTGCGGGCCGAAGCCGCTGAGGCTGAGCGTTCCCGCATCGCTGGCATTTCTGCCCTGTGCTCTAAGCACGATCTCGAAGACATGGGCCGGCAACTCATCGAGGGTGGCCGTTCTATTGATGAGGCCCGCGCTGCGGTTCTCGAAAAGCTCGGTGCCAAGCCTGTTGAAAGCGTCAAGCCTGTTGAGCTTGAGCAGCGTGATCACAGCAACTACCAGATTGCTGATGGTCTCCGCGCAATGCTGACCGGCGACTGGTCTTCTCGCGGTGCTGGCCTGGTCCGCGAACTGAGCCAAGAAGTCATGCGCAGCTCTGGCGTTTCCGCCAGCTCTGAGCGTTCTTTCTACGTTCCTTTCAGCGCACTGACCCGCGCAACCTATGTCACCAGCGGTGCCACCACTGGCGGCAACTTGGTTGAGACTGATCTGATGGATCAGGACTTCATCGAGGCACTGCGTAACGCATCCCCGGTGATGGGTCTGGGCGTGCGCAGCATGACCGGCCTTGTCGGTGACGTGGCAATTCCCCGCCGCTCTGGTGTTGCCTCGACTTACTACCTGAGCAGTGAGACCACTGCCATCACGCAGTCTGAGTCCACGTTCGATCAGGTGACCATGTCACCTAAGAACCTGGCAGCACTGTCCAAGTACAGCCGCCAAACTTTGATCCAGGCCACCCCTGGCATTGAGAGCCTGGTGCGTACTGACCTGACCGACGGCATCCTGGCCGCTCTGGATTCCGCCATCATCAACGGTTCCGGTTCCTCCGGTCAGCCCACCGGTATCCGCAACGTGTCGGGCATCGGCTCCGTCGCCATGGGCACCAACGGTGGTGCGCTGACCATGGAGAAGGTGGTTGATCTTGAAACTGAGATCCTGCAAGACAACGCCTTGGTGGGCAACGCTATGGCGTATGTCACCAACGCCAAGGTTGTCGCTGGACTGAAGAAACTGCGCGCTGGTGGTTCCACCACTACTGACGGTTCCTTCCTGTTCAACTCTGACCTGCAGGCCATCGGTCGCGGCCCCACTCCGCTGACCCTGAACGGCTACCCGATCGCAACCACCAACGCGATCCCCTCCAACCTGACGAAGGGCACTAGCTCCAGCGTTTGCTCGGCTCTGGTTGCTGGTGACTTCAGTCAGGCAATGGTGGGCTTCTACGGCAACGGTCTTGAGATCGTTGTGGGTGAAGATTCTGACGACTTCGCCAAGGCTCTCAGCTCGGTTCGCGGCATCATCTCTTTCGATGTTGCTGTGCGCCACGCTCAGTCTTTCGCAAGCATCGAAGACATCACCACCGCTTGATAACGGGGAGGGGCCGGTAACGGCCCCTTTTTTTTCTTATGAAAATCACCTGCACAAGAGGCGTCATGGCATCTGGCAAGGCCCTTGAGGCCGGCCAGACTTATGACGTTTCAGACAAAGACGGCGCTCTGCTGATTGGCATGGGCAAAGCTGTCGAGGCAAAGGCCGAGGAGGCCAAGCCCAAACGCACCCGCAAACCTAAGGCTGATGGCGCTAGCTGATTTTCTAAGCAATGACCTAGATGTCTTTTTTGACAATCCTTTTGGCGTGTCTGCAACAGCAGGTGCGACGACGGGAAAGGTCTTGTTTGATCAGCCTGATCAAGTCTTAGCCGGTGGCATGGTCCTTTCTACGGACTATCAGATCACGGCTAAGGCTTCTGAATTTGGAACACTGACGGCAGATGATGCGATCACTGTTGATTCAGTGAATTACACCGTGAGAGAGACACGCCTGTTAGGTGACGGGCTTCTCTGTGAAATCACGCTCCAGAAGACATGACGACAAAGCGCGAATCAATCCTTGCTGATATTGCCTCAAGCCTTGCAGGCACGGTGCAGGTTGGAACGCGCATCTATCGCAGCCGTGTTGTCCCGTTGAGTCGCGGCGAGTCGCCAGCGATTGTCATTGAACCGACAGGCGATACACCTGAATACAGCCTGAGGCTTGACCGTCTGGACTGGTCTTTGGGCGTTCGCGTCTCAATCATTGTTCGCTCTGCCGTGCCGGACAACGCCGCTGATCCGATCGTTGAAGACGTTCACAGCAAGATGATGAATGACCTGACGGCAGGTGGTTATGCAATCGACGTTGAGCCTGGCTCAGTGAGCTTTGAGCAGATTGATGCTGATCAACCTGCCGGCGTTATTGGGATGAACTTTGTTGTCAAATACCGGACGCTTTTAACAGATCTCAGCTCTGGTTGACCTTGCTAAGATCGACTTAGGAAACCTGCCGGCGGAGTCATGCCCCTGCTGTCTAGAAAGCGGCTGATTCTGGCCGAAATTGAGTCGAGCTACGGAACTGATCCGACACCAACTGAGGCAAGCAATGCCATTTTGGTGCGTAACGTTGAGGTAACTCCTCTTGAGGTTGAAACTGTAAACCGTGAGCTTGTTCGTCCCTTCCTGGGCCAAGCTGACCAGCTTTTGGCTTCTGAGCGTGTTCTGATCAACTTTGAGGTTGAGCTGGCAGGGTCTGGCGCTGCTGGCACGGCCCCGGCTTATGGTCCGTTGCTTAAGGCTTGCCGTTGTACTGAGACGGTGGTGGCTAGCACTAGCGTCACTTATGCGCCCAATAGTGACGCCACACCTTCATCAGTCACCATCTATTTCAACAACGATGGCGTGCTGCATAAGGCCACCGGCTGCCGTGGCACTTTCAGCCTGAATTGCGAGGTCGGACAAATTCCGTTCATCTCTTTCGAGATGACCGGCATCTATTCAGCACCTTCTGACGTTGCGATTAGCGGCCCGACTTATTCCAACCAAGCGGCCCCGCTGGTATTCAAAAACGGCAACACCTCAAGCTTCTCAGTGTTCAGCTACAGCGGTGCGCTGCAGTCGCTGAGCTTTGAGCTGGCTAATGAGGTGATTTATCGCGAGCTGGTCGGTGGCACTAAGGGTGTTGAGGTTGTCGATCGTGCGCCTTCCGGTGAGTGCGTCATTGAAGCAGTCAGCATTGCAACTAAGGACTTTTTCACTGCTGCAACTGGCAGCAGCACTGGAAACCTGACTTTCCAGCACGGCAGTAATGCCGGCAACATTGCCACATTTACTGCTGCTCAGATTGACCTTGGCGGTCCTGCTTACAGCGATCAGGACGGGATTCAGATGCTAACTTTGCCGTACATTGCCACGCCAACATCAGCGGGCAATAATGATTTTAGTTTGGCTTTCACCTAATGGCGCTTGTCCTTAAGGACTCTGATTCCTACAGCTGGCCGATTGTTTATAGGCTGCCTGTCTCAGGGGGACGGCGAGAAAAGCAAGAGTTTGAGGCAGAGTTTAAGCGTCTGCCTCAGTCTCGAATTACTGAGATTCAAGAGCTTGTGCAGCAACGCATTGATGGCGTTGAGGTTGACATCTCAGATGTGAGCATTGCTGATGAAGTTGTTGTCGGCTGGGAGGGCATCGTCGATGGTGACGGTGAGCCCCTGCCGTTTA